CTTTACTTTATTATAAAAATTAATAACTCTCTGTTTAGCCGAACTAAAAAATATAAAGTTATTAAAATTAGTGTAGTTGGTATTAATATCAGTACTTTGTGAATTTATTAAATTTAAAAGTTGTTGATATGATGATGAAATATTTTGTAAACTACTTACTAAACTATTATATGTTTGATAAGAAGTAGCAATGTTATTTTGATTAGGTATATCGATAGCAAAGTTAGGACCTCTTAATTGTGGACCCGGAGCTGGGGTAATTAATTTATCCAGGTTAATATCAAAAACATATGGGTTTGCCTTTTCATTAACAACCCATAAGGTAGATTTTTCCTGTATATTATCAGGTAGGGGTTGATATAACTTAAATAAAATTTCATAACCAGAATCTACTTTATTAAGAGCAACATTTATAGCTACTGCTTGTATGTTGTCACCAAAATTTATAAGATGATCAATAAAATAAGAAGATCCAGTTGCTTCGTTTATAAGGGATAAAGCAGCATCTTCTATTTGTTGATTTGTTAAGATTGTAGATCCTACTCTTAATTCAGTTCTATCTGCTGATATTTCTTTTAAGAATAATTCAGCACTTGGATTTGAAATTCTATTGTTAAATATATTATATTGAACTATAAATTCACCAGATGAATATCCTAAAGTTTGTAAATCCTTAACAGGATCTATTTCAATAATAGGTAAAGCATTTGTATTTGGGTCTACAAAGGAGGTACTAGGAGATTTAAAATCTTTATAACTATAATTAATATTTAAAAGATTATTACCCGCATCATAAACAAAATATTCAATATAATCATTTTGTTGACCAAAATCTTCTTTTAATATTTGTGGTAAAAATAAATTAAGGTCAGCCTCATCATAACGAGATACCTGTTGAGTATTTAAAATTTCACCTATTATTTTAATATTATCCGCCATTATTGTTTAGTCAAATCGTTTATTATTGTTTGAGTATCTAATACTTGTTGTCTTAAAGATGTTATTTCATCTAATAATGCTTGTACATCTTCTTGACTAATACTAATACTTAGATAATCTGCTTCCCTCTGTAAAATATATTGATGAGAATTTGTTTCTCCCTCTCGAGGAATTTGATAAAATAGTTGATCATATAATTCAAAAAAGTCATCAACTGAAAAAGATAAGGGTTCATCTTCTTGAGTTATTAGTTGACTAAATTGAGTATCAATTACTCTATTATATGAGTCTTTACTAAATACAGTTTTTTGAACTGGGATTTGGGACATTATCTTATAACTTTAAAAATGTAATTTTCATCAAACACTGTTGTTTCACCGTTTGAAAAAACAGATTTAATTAAAACCTTATAGTAACGTTCAGGTTCTAATCCATTCATATAAATATCAAAATAATTACCCGCAGTTCCACAACTTATTTTAGTATATGATGTATCATAATCTACGACAATTTCTTCAGTGTCCAAATCTTTTATTGACCAATATGAAGAAGAAGGTAAAGCTTTTGAATTAGTATAGCTTAATGTAGTTCTAAATGTTGTTGAAGGATATTGATCTCTTACATTTACTCTAAAACGTTGAACTGAGTCTTGTTGATATTCTGCTTTATTATTTCCTAATGTAAGGGCAAATAAACTTGAAGTTACTACGGTTAATGAACCTGTATTATATACTGAATCATTCCATCTAAATTCAAGAGCAGGAGGATAAATAGTGTGAGTATTGCCTGAAAAATATTTAGTTTCAAACTTATCAACATTAGTAAATTCTAAAGATGATGAATGTTTTAAGATGAATCCATAGTTAGCTATTGAGCTACTATTCCATGCTAATACAGTATTAGTTACTTTAGTTTCAATATCTTTTGAAGAAATAAAAGTAAATGATTGTGTTGACTGATATAGAGAACTTGTCCACCACGCACCACCACCTACAGTTCCGGTTGCACTATATGAACCTGTTGTTCCTGTTGGAAATATACCAGTAGTCCATACAACACTACCTGATTCTATTGTATATTGCCAACTAACACCATCTGTAGTAATAGGAGAATTACCTAATCTACCAGTTCCTACATTCCAATCCTTAGATAAAGGATGAATAAATAATGTATAGTTTGTAGGAATTTCAGAAGCGTTAGCTAAATACAATTTTAAGTAAACATCAAAAGCACTACTACTGATTTTATTAGTAATTATATCTGATATTTGATCAGATGGGAATTTAATAATAGGACGGGATACTTCATTAGTACCCTGTATTGAATAATAGGTACTAACTTCTAGTATTTCATCTATACCCGCATTGAGGGTTGGATAGTATGAATAAAGAGTAGCGCTCTTTTCAGGAAATATTTTATAAACAGCCATAATTAGTAGTTACTACATATAAATATAGCAATTACAAATTTGTTTTATGCTAACAACGTATAATATTCTTTAAAATGCTTAATACGATCTGCTAAACCAATAGTACCCCCATTAACACATTTTGTAACAAGAGTAACAACATCATCCGAATTACCTAAATCACATTTGGATAAACATCTAGTAAAAAACCAAGCGGCTGACGCTAGTGGATATATAGTTGCTACTAAATCAGGATTATCAACAATCGATTCAGTAACAACTGCATCAAACGCTTTATAGTTGTCTTTGCCAGTCAATTGAATATAACCACGTCCGCGAAATTTATAGCCTTCACCTGTTGTTTCTGCGCCATTACCCATGCGGCTGCCATAGACTAAATTAGCAATTTTTTCTGGTTTACGTTCGTATTCTTTAGCTTTAATTTCTGTTGGGAAATATTTTTTAAATATTTTTGTTAATCCTTTAGCACTATAATTTAAGTTTTCATTTACTATTTTAAATCCTCCACTTTCATGCCCACACTGTGATAGGAAATGAGCTAAACGTAAAGGTGTATTAATTTGAAATTTAGTAATAACAGTAGGTATTTGAACTATTACACTATCAGGTATATGTCCTTTTAATTTGTCTATCTTTAAATTAGTAGTATTAGGAAGTGGAGGAGGAGGAGGGGGAGGTGGGGTTAAAGGTTTACTTAAAGCAATTCCCATAATCATCTGCCACGTTTTATCATTAACAACTCCATCAACAGATAATCCATATTTTTTTTGAAATTCCTTTACTGCTTTTTCAGTTTTAGGACCGAAATTTCCAATGGGTTCTAATCCTAATTTTTCTTGTAGTAATTTTACATTTATATTATTATCACCTCTTTCTAATTTCATATCTTAAACTTTTACATAACAACAACTCTACCCTGTATATCTGTGTTAGGATATCTAACTTCAAATATTGCTGGGTCTAGGGAAGGATATATATTTCCTTGTCTAGTAGCACCAGCTATGTCATATCCATATTGAGAATATGTAGTATTAGTAGAGTCTTGTTTGTTTACTATTTCCATTTTAATTACAGATTGTACTCCTTTAACTTGTAAAAGTTTAGATTGAATATCTGAAAGTATGATTGGTTGATTTATTTGCCATTTATCTATATTGAAGTGGTCTTGTATAGTTGAAATACAATTAGTTAGTACGTCTTTATTTGAATATCCACTCAATATTACTATATCAAAATTAATTCCTATATTAATATAGTAGGCATCCCTAATATTAATAGCATCCGTAACCATTCTATATTCATTAAGATATGTTACTAGATTTTGCTTTAATGTAGTAGAAGCAGTAGTTAATTGTTTATTATTATTATAAGATAAAATATATAAATCTAAAGCAAGAGAATTACCAGGTTGAGTATTGGCTACTGTTTGTTGAAGATCATCTCGAGTAAAGTCTTGTGAAATATAAGCTTTAGCTAAGGTTCCGTAATTAGAAGGCATTGATAATGCTCTAATAATATAATCATCTTTTGTTACAGCTCTTAATTGAGTTGAATATGAATATAAAGCATTTTGTCTTATTTCATCAATTGTATCTCCATTCCTACCTCCAGATGAAGGATTGGGATTAGAAGATACTACACTTGATAATACAGTAGCCGCTATTCCACCTCCAGGATTACCATTTTTAAAATAAAGTCCAGATGTATCTATAGTAGTCAAATCATTAGCAGCTATATTTGATGTAATACCACCACCAACTAGATATTTTACATTATAATTTCCAGAAGGGGCTAATCCATATTCTTGAGTAAAGAATACAGAAGCTTCATTATAGTTATTTGTTAATAATGAAATACCCGGTACTAATCCTAGTTGAATATTATCTGGGGTTGGGAGGATTTGGCTATCTGTTTTATTTGAAGATAAACCGGCTCCAAACTCTAATTGTAAGGTATTATCTGATAGTATTCTAGAGGTAAACCTTCTAGGTACTTTCTGTAATTGTAATAAATAAGGAACTTGATCTGTAGAATATGAAGGGTTAGCTACTTTTTGAAATATTGATGCTTGGGCTAAATATGGAACTTCATACCATGTATTACTATCGCTACCTGTAACTCTTAATATTTGTAAAATATTAGTATCAGTAATAGTTGTAGTAGCAAATTTTTGATTTCCTGGGAATGATATAGTTGTTTCTTTTAATTCAGCTGATATAGCTTCAGTAGATTTTTTAAATAGAAAATAATTATTATCTACAAAACTAATTTCAGTACTACCTGTATCTGTAAAATCTATTTGTTGCGTGGTTAAAAACTTAATACCAGTAGCAGCCGAAGTAATAGTAGTATTAGCTGGAATTATTAGACCGTATATATTATAATTTGGAAAGAATGTTGTGCCTCCGTCTGAGGAGGTAGCAGGCATTAATTGGTATACATCTACAGTAGTATTAGAAGCATATGATGCTTTAGGACGATATCCCATCACATAAGATAAAGCATATAAATTTTCTTTTTCTTTAGCATATATAAGAAAATTCTCTTGTGTTTGAGTATCTAAATAAAATGACATAACATCACCAACATATGATGATATTTCGATAAACATATTACCCGGAGTAGCTTCTGAAAAATCATTATATGTTGAAGGAAAATATGTTTTAGCATATTGTTGCAATGCCGCTTTAAAGGCTCCAAAGTCTTTATTTAAATATGATATATTTTTATCTTCGTTAGTCATTATTATGTAAATTGTACTGTTACTTGATCAGGAGATTGTGAAATATTAACTACATAATCTATATTTAAATCTATAGAATTGTAATCAGTATTGGGGGTAATAATAATACTAGTTACAGTAATATCTGGTATGTATATTGATATACTGTTTAATAAATTATCTTTTAAAGATTCTAAGTTACTATCTGTAATTCCTTCAAACAAGAATCGTTTTAATAACGTTCCAAAATTAGGATTCATTATTCGCTCACCAGTACTAGTCAATAATAAATTAACTAGATTTGATTTAATTTGATCTTTAGTAGTATAAGTACTGTTGAATACTCCAGGGCCATTAAAAGGTAAAGATACCCCAATAGCAATATTCTTTTGTAAATCTAACGGATTTACACGTATTGTTTGAGGTATTGGCATATTATCCTAAATTTCTTAATCCTGATATATCTTGAGCAGTCATATTAGCTGCTGAGTCTGCTATAAAAGCGGCAAATGGATTTACACGTTCTCCTGTTAGGTCGTCAATAGCATCTATTACTTCTAGTTTAGGTTGAGGTTGTTGAAAACCAAATTGTTCACCCATTTTAGCACGCAATGATGATCTAACATCAGGATTTCCTGCTATCACATCGCTACTATTAAAACTCATTGTTCTATTTTCACGTAATGCCTTTTTTTCTTGTTTAGCCATGTGCTCTTCAAGAATGAATGGTAATTCTTCATGAATAGCATCAATTACTGCTTCCTTAATTAATCTTTTAAATGCCTTAGTATTCATAATTATAAATATTTTATCCTTGTAAATTTTGTTGATCAATAACTAATTTTAATTGTTCTATTAGATCGTTAGGGTCTAATGTGAACGAATATTCACTTTTAATAATTTCAACACCATAACGATCAATAGCTACTGCATAGCGACGTTTATTACCTTTAACAACAAACTTTGCATTTTGTTCTTCTTTAATCGCAAATTTAAATCCTTTGTAAGATCCATAATTCCCACCTGCTGGGAGGAATTCATTTGATAATTCAGATAATTGTTTGTCATTTAAATTTTCTAACGTTTTTCCATCTAATTTTAAACTAACTTCTTTTAAGCGATCTCTTAATTCGTTTAATCTTATTATTTCATTTGATAATAACATAATAGCTATAACTAATAATGCACTTAGTCCCGATATTAATCTTAGTAATTTTTGTAGTTTAGGTTGAAATTGAACTTTTATAGGTAATAAAACGGGAATAGGTAAACTAAGTATACGTTCAATTATAGTTACTACTACGACAATTGTAGTTACTATTTTATTTATACGTTCAATATTTTTCTTTAAATTTTCTAATTTTTTAATATTATTATTAATTAAAGTAATAGCATTATTCCTTAAATTAGTTGCTATAATAACAGTAGTTTGATCTTTAACTTTAGTATCTATATAATTATTTACTTGATCAACTAATTCTTCTAATTTTTTTCTTTGTGTAATTAATGTCGAAAAACTATTTGCTAATTGCAACGCAATAATAGGAACTAGTGTTTTTGTTACATTAGAAACAACCTGTTTAGTTAAATCTTGTTTTGATTTAGTTTCGGATTCTTGAGTTTTTTTCTTTAAATTTTTAATACTTGCTTTAAAAGATTTTTGTTGGTTTTTTATTTTATCGTTTGGATTATTATTTATATTTTGTTTATCTTGTTCTAATTTTTGCCTTTGAATACTAATAGTAGCTATCTCAGTTTCATAAGTAAAATTAGCACTAATAATGATATCATTGTATTGATCCTGAGTGATCTGGTTTGTATTAAAATCAGATTGAGCCTTTTGAATTGTATTATCCTTATTTATTCCGGCTTGGATTTCTTTTTTCGTTAAATCATCTAATTCAGTATCTATATTTGCTGTCTTAGATTGATTCCCTATAATTACAGTTTCTTTATTTTTATCTTTTAACTGTGAACCAAAAGTTTTAATAGCAGTAGATGATGATATTGTTTTTAAAATATCAGGAGATATTACGGGTGATATGTTAGTTGTATTAGACATTATGCTGTGAATACTTTTTGTGAAGGAATTTTTTCTAATAAATCACATACCCTTTTCATATCTCCCATTAAATCTCTACCAGCGGATGTTAATCCTAATATAGGAGCGCCTTCAGGAGTACTAACAGCACTAGATAGATATGAAGCTAGTCTAGTTAATGTTTCTTGTAGGTGTTGAAATAATCTTATTGTTTCATATCCTAATAATACTGGTTGAGGAGCTACATTAGTATAAGGTCCTAAAAATACAGCATTAGAATTTAAATGTACACGTTCATCTGCGTTTAAATTAATAATATTTTTGGTATTTAATTCAATATTTGTTTTAGCAAATATCATTACTTCATCCTTTTTAGAATTTATAGTAACTCTATCACTATTAATAATAGCTTGAGCACTGAAATAGTCAGGTACATTTAAAGGATTAGTTAAATTATTTAATATACCTGTTTTATCTGTTTGTAAAGGAATTTTTTGAGCTGAGGTTAAATAGATAGAAGATAAATCTTTATTTATTTTCTCTACATGAAATTTTTCATTAGGATCATATGCAAATCCATTTGATAATATAGTAATAGGATCATCATCTTTACCTATATCACTCCATTCATTTAAATTCTTATATAACGTAGTAGTAGTA